TACATGCGTGCAGCAGCACGCAAAGGCCTCAAACTGCATGCAGAGGGATACAGCGGAGATGGCCTGCAACCACAAACAGTGGAAGATGCACGCAAGATGGCTGCAGGAACAGTCACAGAAGCAAAGTGGCGCAAGATCGGTCCTTGGATAGCACGGCACATGCCAGACTTGGATGCGATTGAAGGTGGAGAAATCACGGCAGGCTATGTCGCTCATCTCCTATGGGGAAGCGATGGAACAAAGGCTGGAGCGAAACGAGCAATGACCTACGCAAATAGCATCGTTGAACAACTGGATGTGAAGCGCAGTTGGGAGCAGAACGCCATCATGCTTCCTGAAGATGGCGAGCAGCCAGAAGAGATGCCGATGGAAGATGCACAGCCAGAAGCAGAACCAATGGAAGATGGCGAGGAAGAAACCACCGATGGCCTCACAGTGGAAGTGGAAGCCTGCGTCACAATCCCGAAGTCGTGGGTCATTCAGCAAACTGGTAATCGCTGCATTGCTTACTCCAATCTGGAGATGCGTTCTGTTGGTGATGGCAGCACGCTTGTCGGCTATGCAGCGGTCTTTGACAGCCCGAGCGAGCCGTTGCCGTGGACAGAGTTCGTGAAGCGTGGCGCATTCCGCAAGACCATCAAAGATGGTGCTGATGTTCGCCTCTTGATTGACCATGAAGGAGTGCCGTTGGCACGCAGTCGTTCCGGCACTCTTCTTCTTGAAGAGGATGACTACGGCCTGCGTGTTGAGGCGCAGTTGGATACGAACAATCCTGATGCTGCGAAGATTCTTTCTGCGCTGCGTCGTGGCGATATCAGCCAGATGAGTTTCGCCTTTGAGACCGTGAAGGATTCATGGAGCACTGACAAGCGCACTCGTGAACTGCGTGAAGTGAAACTCTTTGATGTTTCGGTCGTCACCTATCCTGCCTATGAGCAGACTGTGGCGCAGGTTCGCAGCAGAAACAGCACAGAGACTGTTACTCTGCCGAACACAACGGCATTGAATGTGCGTAAACGGCAGATTCAACTCCGTAAAGCGCAAGCCGATCACAAGCCGATCTGAAGGTCACTTGTCCGATCACTTGGTACAACTGACACCGATCCCGTGAAAGGGGAACAAACAATGTCCATGTCCGAGAAGATCACCGAGAAGCGGAACAGCCTTCTCGCTGAGGCCGAGCAGATCGTTGCTGTGGCTGAGGCCGAGGCTCGTGAACTGACTGCTGAAGAGGATGACAAGATCGCCGTTGCGCTTCGCAGTGCTGCCGATCTGGATGAGTCCATCAAGATGCACAAGGAACTCGAGGCTCGCAGCAAGGCTGCTGCTGAGGTGCGCACCAACACTGCCATCGTGGAAGTGAAGCGTGAGGCTCGTACCTACGAGAAGAACGCCAGCAACAACTTCCTCGTGGATGCCTTCAACGCACAGTTCAACGGCGATGTTGAGGCTCGTGAGCGTCTTGCTCGCCACATGAGCGAAGAGCGCATTGAGCGTCGTGATGTCACGAGTGCCAACTTCGCCGGCCTCGTCGTTCCGCAGTACCTCACCGACCTCGCTGCTCCGTATGCACGAGCCGGACGGCCTGTTGCTGACGCTGCTCGCAAGCATCCGCTGCCTGCTCAGGGTCTGACCATCTCCATCTCCAAGATCACCACTGGCTCCAGCGTTGATGTGCAGACCGAAGGTTCTGCTGTCTCGGAGACCAACATGGATGACACGAAGTTGGACATCTCCGTTGAGACCATCGCTGGTCAGCAGACCGTGAGCCGACAGGCTCTGGAGCGTGGCACTGGCGTGGACAGCATCGTCATGAACGACCTCATCTCGGCGTGGCACACGAAGTTGGATGCGAAGGTCGTCGCTGAACTGCTGGCCTCGGCTGGTCAGAGCGTCACCTACACCGACGCTTCGCCTTCTGCTGCGGAGTTCTGGCCGAAGTTGATGGATGCGATCCAGAAGGTGCAGACCACCTTCTTCGCTGGTCCCAATGTTGTCGTGATGCATCCTCGCCGTCTGGCGTTCATCATGGCTGCGCTGGACACGACCAACCGTCCCCTCGTCGTGCCTGCGCCTCGCAACATGAACGGCATGGCTTCGGGCAATGGTGCTGCGCAGTACGGAAACAGCGGATACGAGATCGCTGGTCTGCCCATCATCACCGATGCGAATGTCACCACGAGCAACGGAGCCGGAACCAACGAAGATGTCGTGTTCATCGGCAACCTGCAGGAACTCCACCTGTGGGAAGATGGTGCTGCTCCGATGTACCTCCGCTTTGATCAGCCGAAGGCTGCAGAGTTGGATGTCCTCGCCGTGGTCTACGGATACGCTGCCTACACGGCGAATCGCTATCCGAACGCTTGGGCGAAGATCAGCGGAACCGGATTGGTCACTCCGACCTTCTGAGTGGTCTAGGATTGCGCTGGAGGCTGCTGTCGGGGGAGCCTCCAGCGCATCCTGACTAGAACGGAGTGAACATGAACAGCAAAGAGCGAGACATCGCTGCGCTGCAGGCCGAGTTGCGTGGATACATCCAGCGTGGCCTGAAAGAGCGTGCTGCCCTTGTTGAGCAGCAACTGCGTTCGCATGGCGTGGCAGGAGAACCAGAAGCAGCGAGCATTGCACCTGCTGAAGAGCGTGCCGTGCTGCCTGCTGCGAAGAAGCGCACGACGAAGAAAGACTGACAGTGGCAGTCACGAATGGATACTGCACACTCGCAGAAGTAAAGGCTGCGCTGCGCCTCACAGACAACACTGATGATGCCCTCATTGAGAATGCGATTGAGGGAGCATCACGCCGGATAGACGGATACTGCGGAAGGTTCTTCTACAAGACCTCATCTACGGCAATCACGATGTATCCGTTCAACTCATACACACAGCCCCTGCAGAACGACATCGCCAACAGCAGCGTTACCGTTGCAACAGACGACAATGCAGATGGAACCTTCTCAACTGTCTGGACGCAGGGTACGGACTACCAACTAGAGCCACTGAACGCAACGCTTCAGAGCCGGCCTTACCGACGCATCACTGCAATCGGTGGCAAGACCTTCCCTCTGCAGTATGGTCCTGACAGGCCGTTGGTGCGTGTGACGGCACAATGGGGATGGAACGCAATCCCTGATGACATTCGGGAAGCATGTGTCTTGCTCTCTATGCGTGGATTCGCCAGACTGAACGCTGCACTCGGCGTGATTGGCTTCTCTGACATGGCGATTCAGGTGCGTGCCGTTGATCCCGATGTCCGAGACCTTCTCAATCCGTATCGTTTGATGGGTATCGCCTGATGCCTGCATCTATCAGCGCCGTTACTGATGCGATCAAGACTGCCCTCAGCACAGTCAGCGGTCTGCGCACCTACTCGTTCCAGCCGGAACAGATCAACCCTCCATTCGCATTTCCTGAACTGACCTCAGTGACCTACCACAGAGCGATGGGACTTGGAGATGTTGAGATGGCCTTTACCATCAATGTCGTTGTTGGGCGATACACAGATCGCACAGCGAACGACGCACTAGATGCGTACCTTTCGCCAACAGGTGCAACAAGCATCCGTGCAGCACTAGAAAGCGACAGAACCCTCGGTGGAGTGGTACAGACCCTGATACTGTCCTCTGCAGCAAATGTTGTCGCTGTAAACGAAGCGGATGCAAACTTCCTCTCCGTTCAGTTCCAACTCACAGTCCATGCGTAACGAAGGAGCCTGCATGACGCAGCAATACAAGATCACAAGCGATGTATGCAGCCTCGGCAAGCGTGGCGCAATCGTGTCGCTCGGAGATGATTCTGGCGTGAACATTGACGCACTCATTGAGGGCGAGCACATCACGCCAGTCGCAGCGAAGCAGACCAAAGAAGCCGAAGCCTCAACTGAGGCACAGAGCAAGGAGAAGTAAACCAAATGCCGAAGATCGTTCTCACCGACGCTTCCATCACCATCAATGCTGTCGCACTCAGCGATCACGCCAACTCTGTGACCCTCACCTACGAGAAGGATCAGATTGAGGTCACTGCGTTCGGCTCCACTGGTCACGAGTACGACGCTGGCCTTCAGAACAACTCCTGCGAGATCAGCCTGATGCAGGACTTCGCTGCTTCCAGCGTGGAGGCCACCATCTATCCGCTGGTTGGCACTCGCACGACTGTGGTTCTGAAGCCGACGAGTGGTGCAGTGTCTGCGACCAATCCGTCCTACACGATCACCAACGCCTACCTCGCTTCGCACACTCCGATCATGGGTGGCGTTGGCGAACTCGCCATGACGACGCTCACCTTCACTGGTGGAACGCTCGCCAAGGCAACTGCCTGATCTAGTCCACACAACAATCTCTAGGAGCAGCGATGGAGATCACACTCAAAGTGAACTATGTAGACGGTAAGAGCGATACCGTCACGGCAGTATTCGCAGACTTTGTGGCGTTTGAGCGCACTTGGAACAAGAGCGTCATGAAGTTAGAGCGCGAGATGCGCCTCACCGACCTCAGTTGGCTTGCGTGGCATGTCCTGAAGTTTGAGGGCAAGACGGAGAAGGTCTTTGACCCTGACTGGCTGCGCACTGTGGCTGCACTGGAGACAGTCGCTGCAGATGAGCCGGAGCAGGTGGACAGCCCTTTAGAGAAGGATCAGCCACATGGCTGATCTCCTTCCTCGCTGTTGAGACAGGCATTCCACCATCAGTCCTCTTGCAAGAGGATGAGAACATGCTCAATGCGATGCTGCAGATCGTGACGAGGCGCAACAAGCAGCAGCACGGCAGAAAGTAAGATCGCACTGTGGCACGCTTGCAGATGACAGTGGATGTAAAGGCTTTCGGTCCTGTCTTGCAAGAGTTGCGCTATGTAGACAGAGAACTGTACCGAGCGACAGAAACGGCACTGAAGCAGGCTGCAGACCCATTGGTGAAGGATGTTCGTGCAGCATTCCCAACCAAGATACTCACAGGCATGATGACCGAGGCGAAGTCTTCAAAGCGTCGTCGTGGTCCATACCCTGTTTACAAGATCGGCAAAGTGCGCCAACAGGTGAACTCTCGTGTCGGTGGACGCAAGCGCACAGGTAGCGACACTTGGCCTGTTCTCCGCATCACGCAACGCAATGGTGCAGCCATGATCTTTGACATGGCGCAGAACACGCAGACACGAGGCAACACATTGTCGGAGAACCTCAAGACAGGGTACGGAAACGCCTCTCGTGTCATGTGGCCGACAGTGCGCAAGAACATCCACAAGGTTGAGCGTGCAATCCGGCGTGAGATGGATAAAGCAGAACGCCTCGTCGTATCTCGCACAGGTGGCATCTCGCAGTATCAGGCAGCGTCGGCTCGTGCGAGCAGCCAGACACGCAATCGTTTCGGAAGGTTCGGTGTCTAGCAATGGCAATCAATGTTCCCATCGTTACAACCTTTGATGCTCGTGGCATCAGCAAAGCCATCAAAGACTTCCAGAAGTTAGAAGGTGCTGCTCTAAAGACTGGCTTCGTGATGACGACGCTGGATACGGCAGCAACGAAACTTGCGACAGGTCTAGCGAAGGTCGGGACTGCACTCGGCGCAGTCGGTGGTCTCGCCGTCAAGAACTTCATGGACTTTGATCAGGCCATGAACGAATCGCTTGCCATCATGGGCAATGTCACAGAAGAGATGCGCACCAACATGAGCAACGCTGCTCGTGAGATGGCGAAGAACAGCCTCTTCTCAGCGCAAGAGGCAGCACAAGCGTACTTCTTCCTCGCTTCTGCTGGTCTTGATGCCTCGCAGTCCATTCAGGCACTGCCTGTTGTGACTCGCTTCGCTCAGGCCGGAATGTTTGACCTAGAGGTAGCAACATCACTGTTGGCTGATGCGCAAAGTGCGCTCGGCCTGAAGAGCAGTGATGCTGCTGTGAACATGGAGAACATGGCTCGTGTCGCTGATGTTCTAGTGCAGGGCAACATCATGGCGAATGCCAGTGTTGAGCAGTTGTCTGCAGCATTGACCAACAAGGCAGCAGCAGCCATGCGTTCCGTTGGCATGACCGTGGAAGAGGGAGTCGCAGTCCTCTCAGCATTCGCTGACCAAGGCGTAAAGGGCGAGGAAGCAGGAACACGCTTCGCAATCGTGCTGCGTGAACTGCAGCGCAGGGCTTTAGAGAACAACAAGGTATTCCAGCAGTACGGAATCACTGTGTTTGATTCTGCTGGAGAACTACAGGCGATGTCCGGCATCATCGGAGATGTTGAAGATGCGCTCGAGGGCAAGTCTGATGCCGAGAAGAAGGCCATCCTCACAATGTTGGGCTTCAATGATGAAAGCCAAACCGTGCTACTCGGCCTCATCGGTACGAGCGAACAGATCAAGAGATACGAAGATGGCCTGAGGGCTGCAGGTGGCGTGACCCAGACAGTCGCTGATCGCCAAATCCAGTCACTATCAGGGCAACTAACGATTGCGAAGAACAAGGTGCAGGATGTTGCGATCTCGCTTGGTGGAGCACTCGCACCAACTGTGAGTGCTGTCGCTGATGCCGTTGGCGTGTTCGCACAACTGGTCGGGGAGCGTGGCCTCGGTGAAGCATTTGCCTATCTCGCAGGCAAAGTCATCAATGCAATCAGTGGACTAGGAACATTCGGAAAGATTATCCTCGGCCTCGTTGGTGCGTTCGCAGCACTCAAAGTCGCAACAACCGTCTACACAAGCGTGCTCGCTATCGGCAAAGTGGCTGTTGATACCTTCGGCATCTCCCTGCGAACAGTCTCTGGCATTGCGCTTGGCTTCGCAGGTGCAGTCACAGCCATCATCGGTGTCGCTGCTACTGTCTACGGCATCTATGCAGCACGCAAAGCAACTGCCGTAGATCAGACGATTGCCTTCGCTGAAGCACTCAAACTAGAGGGCGAAGCACAGCAGCAGGCACTCGCTGATCTCTATCTGGCAGATGAAGGCTTCAAGCGTGGAGCAGACACGCTGCTGCAGTTCGGCTTCAACCTGCGTGATGTTGATGAGTTTGTACGACAGGGAACAGGGAACATCGCCGGCCTCGTAGATGAGATTGCATCATGGGCTGATTGGTCATCATTCAGCCTAGACAAGATAGAAGAGTCTGGTCCTGCGATGTCGGCACAGCGTGTCGCTATTGAGAACCTTCGTATGGCGTTCCCACAACTCCGGCGTGCATCTGATGAGCAGGTAATCGGATTCATGAAGTTGATGGTCATCACACGGCAGTTGCGCACTGACCAAATCGCCATGGATAAAGCACTCGGTGTCGTCACGCAAGGCTTTGAGGACGCAACAGCAGCCACTGACGCATTTGATGAAGCACTCGCAGGACTAGACCTAGACGGCATCCTCGGCCTGTTGGATGATACAGGCAAGAGCGCAGGTGGCGCAGGTGGCGCAGTGAAGTCAGCGCAAGAACGCCTAGAGGACTACATCCAGAGCCTCCGCACATGGGACAGCCAGAATCGTGCGATTGAGCAGGCCATCAAACAGGTCACGAACGCTCAAGAACGGCAAAGGACTGCGACAGAGAAGGTTGCTGAGGCACAACAGCACTTCAACAATGTAACGCAGGGATACGCAGCAGACAGCAAAGAAGCGATTGAGGCTGCAGAACGCCTCGCTGATGCACAGGACAGGCTAGAGAGCGCAAATCGGCGTGTCGGTGATGCACAGGAACGCCTCGCTGACGCACAGCAGCGTCTGAACGACCTCTATGAGCCTGCATCTGCACGCAGCGTGCAGGAAGCCACAGATGAAGTCACGATGGCGCAGTATCGCCTCGCAGATGCGCAGAAAGAACTGGAGAAGTTGCAACGGCGAGCACAGCCGAACGAGCGTGCGATTGCCGAAGCACAAATCGCAGTCCGTGATGCAACAAACCAGTTGGCAGACGCAGAAGCAGCCCTGATTGACCTTCGTGATGGTCCTACTGCTGCAGAGGTTGCTGACGCAAATGAAGCAATCGCAGACGCACAGCGTGATGTCGTTGATGCGCAGAAGGCACAGGTTGATGCGACAAAGGCCGTCACGGAGGCGCAGGCAGCACAGAACGAGATACTCAATGGCGCAGTGGCTGGCTCCGATGCCTACACAGAAGCAACCGACAAACTCACTGAAGCGAAGCGCAACGAACGAGAAGCCATAGATGCTGTTGCTGAAGCAATCAGGAATGAGCGTGACGCACGCTACGAACTCGCAGACGCAGAGAAGGCAGTCAGCGCGTCTCGTGGTGAGATCAAGAAACGGAATCTTCCGGCTGCAGACCTAGAGGCCTTCAATAGATACGGCATCATCTCTCCAGCCTTGCGTGCCGAACTAGACAAGATTGATTGGTCTGCCTTCGCACAGATGGCCTCACTTCCGGGGAGGGCTGATGGTGGTCCTGTGCAGGCTGGTC